ATTCGTGATAGTTCAAGTCCTGCTGGGGCAGACTATCTTGGACAGATACAATTTAAAGGTGATGATGCTGGTGGTAATCAACACACATTTGCTAAGATTTCTGGTAAGATAGTATCTCCAACTGCTGGAAGTGAATTTGGTAATATTGAATTTGCAGTTGTAGCTAATGGGTCTAATGAAATTGTTGCAAGATTAAAAAGTGATGGTCTTTTTCTAAACACTGGTAATACAATACAGTTTGAAGGGTCAACCGCTGACGCACACGAAACAACTTTAACAGTTGCAGACCCAACAGCTGATAGAACAATTACATTACCAAACGCATCTGGAACAGTTGCACTGACAAGTGATATATCCTCATCCGATGTTGTTGATGATACATCGCCACAGTTGGGTGGCAACTTGGATGTCAACGGACGAACAATTACATCTGCATCAAACGGTAATATTGCGATTACACCAAACGGTTCTGGTTCTGTTATCATTGATGGATTGTCGCACCCACAAGCAGATGGTAATGCTGGACAAGTTCTGAAAACAGATGGTAGTGGACAACTTGCATTCGCATCTGTTAGTTCACTTGCTGGTGCTGGTATTCAAAATGTATCAGATGACAGTTCTCCACAACTTGGAGGCAATCTAGATTTAGTAACTCACAGTATTGTGACTACATCCAATAGAGATATCAACCTTACACCGAATGGCTCTGGTAAAGTTGTTGTGGGAACAAATGGTATTCAATTTGGTGATGGAACGACACAGACCAGTGCTGGTGCATCACAAGGATTCGCAATTGCCATGGGTGTCGCACTTGGATGATATAAATAGATAATAAAGGAAAGATTAAATGGCAAATCCAAATTCAAGAGCAAACTTAAAAGAGTATTGTCTTAGAACTCTTGGTAAGCCTGTGATTGAAATCAATGTCGATGATGACCAAGTAGAGGACAGAATTGACGAAGCGTTGCAATACTTCGCTCAATACCACTACGATGGTGTGGAGAGAATGTATTTGAAACACAAAATCACACAGGCAGAAATCGACAGAGCTGCGACTAACTCAACCACATCTGCAACAGACAAAGCAGATAACTCAATCACCGCATCGTGGTTGGAAGGTAAAGGTTTCATTCCTGTACCAGATAGTGTTTTGTCTGTTGTCAAGGTATTTGATTTTACAGACAAAGCGAATCTAAATCTATTTGATGTTCGTTATCAGTTAAGATTAAATGACCTATATGACTTTTCAAGTACTTCGGTATTGCATTATCAAATGACCATGCAACACTTAGATTTCCTTGACCATATTCTTGTTGGGGAGAAACCAATTCGTTTCAATCAACACATGAATAGATTGTACATCGACATGGATTGGGGAAATGATGTCACAGTTGATGACCATATAATTATTGAATGCTATAGAAAAGTAGACCCATCTACATATACAGATGTTTTTAATGACATCTATTTGAAGAGATATACAACCGCACTGATTAAAAGACAATGGGGTGCAAACCTTTCCAAGTTTGAAGGTGTGCAGATGTTAGGTGGTGTAACATTAAACGGTGCAAAACTTTTTGAAGAAGCAAACGCTGACATTGAAAAATTAGAAGAACAAATACAACTCGCATATGAGTTACCACCAAACTATATGATAGGATAATTTGATGCCAACAAACGTGTATTTTGATACAGGTACGAAACCAGAACAACATCTCTATGAAGATTTAATGATAGAGCAGTTGAAGATTTATGGTCAAGACGTATACTACATTCCAAGAACTCTTGTGAAAGAAGATGAGTTGTTGGGTGAAGACGTATTGTCTAAATTTGGTGATGCATACTTAATTGAAATGTACTTTGAGAATGTAGAAGGATATGAGGGTGAAAAAGAAATCATGTCCAAGTTTGGTTTGCAGATGAATGAAGATGCAACATTTGTTGTAGCAAAAAGAAGATTTGAACAACTTGTCTCCACGGACTCAAACTTGATTGTAAAGACCAGACCAAATGAGGGTGACCTTGTTTACTTCCCAAGGGTCAAAAAAATGTTTGAGATTTCTTTTGTAGACCATGATGACCCATTTTATCAAGTACACAATATACCAGCATTTAAACTAAAAGTCAAGACCTTTGAATACAGTTCAGAAGATATTGATACAGGTATTGCAGAGATTGATGCAATCGAAACAGACAACTCACTGGATGCTGGTTTACATCAACTATCTATGGAAGATGGTACAGGTTCAATCCTGTCTGAAACAGGACACTATATAATACTAGAAACTTATAAAGTGGATACTATTGATGAGAACGCAATGAATGATTTCTTTGATACAGCGGACGACTCCGTTCTCGACTTTACAGAGTCTAATCCGTTTGGCGATATTGGAAGGTTAGGATAATATGTTAGGACAACAATTTTACCATGAAACAATGCGAAAGGTCGTTGTTGCATTTGGAACGATGTTTAATGATATTCACCTTGTTCGCACGAACAATGCTGGTGAAGTAACACAAACAATGAAAGTTCCTCTTGCGTATGGGCCAAAAAGTAAATGGTTAGCAAGACTTAGAGAAGACCCCAACCTTACAAAGAAGGTTGCGGTTACTTTACCTCGTATTGGTTTTGAGATTCAAACTATTTCTTACGACTCAACTCGTAAACTGAATTCTATTCAAAAGTTAAAAAAGGTGAATGCGTCTGCACAAGGTAAGTCGATGAGTCAACAGTATATGCCAGTTCCATACAACATGGACTTTGAGATGAACATCATGGCAAAAAATTCTGATGATGCATTGCAGATTGTAGAACAAATCCTTCCATTCTTTCAACCAGATTACACGGTGACCTTGAACGACAATACTGCGATGGGTACAACTAGGGATGTTCCCATTGTCTTGACAAATGTTGGTTATGAAGATAATTATGAATCAGACATGATTACAAGACGAGCAATCATCTATACTCTGTCTTTCACTGCGAAATTTTATCTGTACGGCCCTGTCACTGACCAGAAGGTTATTAAGACAGTACAGGTTGACCAGTACACAGATTCAAAAGTCAACGCACCTAAGAGAGAACAAAGATACTCTGTTACACCAGACCCAATCACTGCTGATGCAGACGATGATTTTGGTTTCAATGAGGTTACATCATTCTTCCAAGACGCAAAGAATTATGATGAAACAACTGGTACAGACAAAGATGATGCATAAATACTATAAAAGGAAACGATAATGCCGATTAGACAAATTCTTTCTCGTTCTATTAAAGACGGTGAAATAGTAGACGCAGATGTAAATGCTTCTGGTTTTAGTAGTGGTTCTGGTTTCTTCCAAGGAGAAAACGGTTCAACTTCTAGTTCTTCAAAAAAGGGTGACATCTTTCGTGTAAACGAATCAACATTGAATACCAGTGTGACTATCGCATCTGGTGACAATGCATCATGCGCTGGGCCTTTGACGGTATCAACTTCTGGAACTGTAAACCTTACAGTCAACGGAAATTTGACGATTGTATAGGGGATAGAGAATGGCATCAACATTAACAGTAGATACAATTCAAGGTGCAACCACAGCAGCAAATGTTAAGTTGCCTTCTGGTGGTGTGGTTGGTCAGAAAACAGTCGCAGCTGCCACTTCAACACAATTTAATACTAATACATACACACTTGTAACTGGTATGGAGATAGCTTATGCTCCAAAGTTTTCAACAAGTAAATTAATGTTTATGATACAATGTCATATGTTTTTTGGACAGTATCAAAATTCTTGGGCATCAGTTAGTATGAGATTACGAAATACCACGGATGGTGCTAATCTTCATACTGATATTGGATACGGTACTGGTAAATGGAGTTCAGATGCAAGTGATAGAGAGATGGCATATCTTCATCTACTTACTGAATATGCGCCAGGCGCTACATCTTCAAAAACATATCAATTACAAGTTGCTAAAATTCAAGGTAGTGGTGCTGGTAGTGGTTTTGATGCAAATAATCAGAATTATGGTGGTGGTGGAAGAATAACCATATTGGAGATTGCACAATGAGTACTTTATTCGTAAACAATCTAAACACTGCAACTGGTACAGACATTACTGTTCCTACTGGTAAGAAAATTGTTGTCACTGATGAGGGTGGAGTAAGAGTTCCAGGCAGTGTTATTCAAGTTATTCATTCAAGATTTACAACTGCTACCGTTGTAGCAGTAGATGCTTTTGCCTACACTGGACTAAGTGCAACTATCACACCCAAAAGTACAAGTAGTAAAATTTTGGTTCACGGTTATCTAATGGGTCACGGTCATAACGGAAATCAAGAGGGTCATTTTTTTAGATTATACAGAAGTATTGGTGGTGCAAGTGATGCTCACCTTAGTGCTGCTGGTGGTGTGGCAGCAGGAAGCCGAATTGGTATTGTCGCTCATATGCCAGGATTATCTGGTGATGATGAAGGTATGCAGACAATTCCATATGAGTATCTAGATACGCCAAGTACTACTTCAGCAACTGTATATAAAATGTATTCAAGGGGATACAACTCTGGTTCATATTATGGTTATTTGAATAGGTCGTTACAAGATTATGATAGATATCATAATGCTAGAGGTGTGTGTTCAATGACCTTGATGGAAATCGCACAGTAAGGAATAAGATATGGCATCAACATTAAAAGTACAAAATATCGCACACACTGGTGGCACTGTTGCGGCGACTATTGATAGTAATGGATTTATGTTTCCAAAACTACCACATTTTCTCATAAGAAATACAGGTGCTCAAGCGATTACAAATTCACAATATGTTAGATGTGAATTTAATGATACTGTTTTAGATACTCATAGTTTTGCAGACCTTGGCAATAATAAAATTAATTTTAGTGCAACAACAGCTGGTGTGTATCATATTACTTTTGGTGGTAAGTGGAACAATATCACAGCCAATCGTATTGGATATTGGATTCGTAAAGAAGGCAGTATGAACACTGGGCCATATATTGGTTACTTTGAAGCGCAGTCGGCATCAGCGTCTTA